AGGTGTTTGACGCCGATATGAACGTTGTGTATGCGAGGTGAATATTTATGCAAGACGAAAGCAAGAAGCACATTGCCAAGCGCGAACGCATCAAAGATCTTTCAAACAAGGCGGAGGGGATTTACTACTACATTGGCCCGCAGCACATGCTCTTCCGGCTTATCAACGCAGGAAATGAGTTGGCGAGCGAAATCAACCACGCCGTCGCTTACTTTACAGCTTTTGCCCAGAGCGGGACGCTGTACGATGACGGTGCGGGTGGAAGCCGGTCTGTCATTGATTGCATTTACCGTAAGGTAGGAAGCTTGATGTGCGATATCGACATCATTCATGCCGCAGCCGGCGCGGAGATCATGCCGGAGCCTTTCGATAGCATCGACCGTTGCTATGGTATTGAGTATCATTTTCTGTTGCGCGAAGCGGTTATAAAAGGACTACCTTCTGACTACAAAGGCCCACATCAAAATCCATATGTCGTAAATGTGGTCAGGCCATCCGTTGCTTACGATGTCAATTCATACAGAGACGCTTACGACGATGATTTCTTTGACAATTTCACCCGTGAAGAAGAGGCTCGCGATCGAAAAATCGTGTTTCACTGCACAAAATCCGACCTCGACGCTATTAAGCGCTATGCACATATCATCGATGTAAAATACACTGAGGAGGAAATTCATCATGCCTGAGACCAAAAACGAAAAGACTCCCGTTGAAATGCTTCAGAATCCCGCTCCTGCAGCAGAAACGATTGCCGCTGCTCCCGCTGCTCCCGCTGCTCCCACTGCGGCGCTGGCACAGCGCCCGCAGAGTTACGCGGAAAAGGTGCAGGGCTTGACCGCCGATGAGCGAATCTGGCAGCTCGCGAAGTCCAAGGCAGTCGCGATGGCGAACCTGCCGGACGGGATGCTCCCGCAGACATACGCCGGGAACATTGGCGCTTGCGCTATTGCCTGTGACATGGCCCAGCGCATGGGCGTATCGTATCTGTTCGTTATGCAGAATTTGTATGTCGTTTATGGCCAGCCCACATGGAGCGGCAAGAGCTGCAAGGCGCTGATCGACAACAGCGGCGAGTTTGCCGGGCGCACCCGCTACCGCATGGAAGGACAGGAAGGAACGGATAGCTGGGGCTGCCGTCTGATCGGTGTAGACAAGCTCACCGGTGAAAAGGTCGAAGGCCCAAAAGTCACTGTCAAGATGGCGAAAGACGCCGGGTGGTGGAGCAAGAATGGCAGCTACTGGCCCAAGATGACCGAAATGATGCTCAAGTACCGCGCCGCCGCCTATTTTGCCCGCGCCGAGTGCCCGGAAGTGCTGATGGGCGCAAACATCGACTATGAATCCGGCACAGGTGATAGTGCTGAGGAAGAGGCGCGGCATGCTTAACGTTGTAGCGATCATGGGCCGGTTGGTTGCCGACCCGGAACTCAAGACCACCCAGCAGGGCACCAGCGTCTGCCGCTTCCGCATTGCCTGTGACCGCAACTTTTCCCGGCAGGGCGAGCAGCGGCAGGCAGACTTTATCGATATCGTGGCATGGCGTGCACAGGCCGAGTTTGTGTGCAAGTATTTCCAGAAGGGCAGCCTGATTGCCATTGAAGGCAACCTGCAGACCCGTCAGTATCAGGACAAGAACGGCAGCAACCGCACCGCCGTGGAGGTCGTGACCAGCAATGTGAGCTTTGCGGGCTCCAAGACGGCAGACAAGCCTGCCACGGCGTCCTACGAGCAACAGACGGCAAATCATGTGCGGGAAGCAAACGCCGCGCACAGTGCCCTGCCGGCGGCTCCCTCGTATGAGCAGGGAAATATGGACGACTTTGCCACGATCCCGGACGATGGAGATCTCCCCTTCTGATTTCGCAAGCTGCGCTATCTGGCTATACGGGCTGGCAAAGAAGGAGGTGAAAGCGGTTGAAAGAGGAAGAACAGAAAAGCATAGTCATTTACAAATCATGGAAAAAGCCGTTGCGGAAATTGTCTCTGGAGCAAAAAGGCAGGATTTTTGACGCGCTGCTTGATTTCCCCGATATGCCGAATTTTGAGGACGACCAGAAGCTCGAAATGGCGTGGGATTTTATGTCCGAGGCGGTGGAATCAAATTCTAAAAAATGGAACGAAAGACGAGAAAAGAGAGCTGCTGCAGGGCGTAAAGGCGCAGAAGTTACAAACGGCAAGCGTCAGCAAAACGCGGCAAATCCGGCAAATGCCGACTTTGACGAGCAAAAACAGCAAAACGCGGCAAATCCAGCTGTAAATGGTAATGGTAATGTAAATGGTAATGGTAATGTAAATGGTAATGGTATATCACCTAACGGTGGTGTATATAATAGCGCCGCCGCCGTTGACGTAGAACTTTCCAAGATCGTCCAACATTATCAGCAGGCCGTTGGGGACTTCCCGCGCTCTGCACTGGACAAGCTGCAGAAGTGGAGGCAGGAGTACAGCACAGAGATGATCTTGCTGGCGATTGACAAATCCACAGAAGCCGGAAAGCGCTCGTGGAGTTACATCAACGGCATATTGTCCGGGTGGAAGCGGGACGGACTGCGCACGCCGGGGGACGTGGAAGCCAACGAACAAAGCCGACAAGCCAGGCCGCGAGGCAAGCAGCCAACCGAGACCGTAGACGACCAGCTTGCCCGGGTGCTGGCGAAGATGGACAGAGAAAGAGGGTTTGAGACATGACGCGGGAAGACGTGGCAAAGCTGATCCGCATGAATTTTGTGCTGTACAAGCTGGGTTCCAAGCCTCTGACCGATGAGGAGATGCAGACCACCATCGATGTGTGGACGTACCAGTTTGGCGACTATGACGGCGATACTGTCAAGCGGGCTTTTCTGGCGGCGAACCGGGTATGCGTTTATCCGGTCACGGTGGCAGATATCTTCAAGCAGCTTTCCCAGTGTCTTGACCCGTCCGCTGAGTGGGAAGCTCTGGCTGTAGCGGCACGCAAGGCACAGACATTTTTGAGCTGGCGCAAGTTCCCGATGGTGACCGGGATTGACGAAAAGGGCGGGCTGCTGCGTAGTGACGGACAGAAAGAGCTGCAAGCCCTGTATGACCAACTTCCCCCGGCGGCAAAATCCTATGCCGGGAGCGTGGGAGGGCTTGCAGAGCTGGCTGAAATGCCAGACCTTACATACCGCCGTGCCGAGTTTTTGAAGCAGGCGCAGGCAGATATCACCACCGCCCCGCGTGAAGCTGCAAGGCTGCGGGCGAGCGAGCCGACAAGGAAGGAAATTGAAAAATGAGCGAATTTATCGACCGCGAAAAAGCCATCGCAAACATTAAAGCGGCATATTGCTGTGGCTGCGAAAATTACAACGGCGTAATATGCCGTGCGTGTCAGATTATGGACGCGATGGATGTGCTGGAAGACGAACCGGCAGTACCTGTGATTGATGCGAAATCCATGGAAAAGTACCTGACCGGCTGGAAAGACGGACTGGCCGGGAGCGGAAATTGGGGGTACTCATACGCAATCAGGGCAGAGCAAACGGTTCAGATGCTGGATACCATACTGACCCGCATTGGTTACATGCTCGAGGAAAACAGCGGGGTGCAGACCGATGGTAAAACTTGAGCCCTGCTTTCACTGCCCCGACCGGCACCCGATCTGCCACGACAGCTGCCCACGGTACGCCGAGTACAAGCGTCAGCTGAAGGAGCAACGTGCATACACGAAAACCAGGAATGCGCTAGAGTGCATCAGCAAGAACGCATTCAATCAGGAATTTTGGATGGGAGGAAGAAAGCGATGAAGGTGCTGATCGCTTGCGAGGAATCGCAGGAAGTCTGTAAGGCGTTCCGGGCAAAAGGTCACGAAGCTTACTCATGCGACATCCAAGAACCGTCCGGCAGGCATCCTGAGTGGCACATCCTCGGGGATGCTCTCAAGGCTATTGAGGGGGGGGCAAGTCGTGACGATGGACGGCGTAACGCATGACGTTGGCAAGTGGGACTTGCTTATTGCACACCCGCCTTGCACATACCTGTCGAACGCTGGCGCACGGTTCCTTTACCCGAAAGGCGTTCTGAACGAACAGCGATTGCGTAAAGGTTTGATGGCAAAGGATTTCTTTCTGCGCTTCTTGTGGGCTGATATTCCGAAGATTGCGGTTGAGAATCCGATTCCGTCATCCGTTTACTGCTTGCCAAAATACACGCAGACCATTCAGCCGTACCAGTTCGGACACCCGTTCAAAAAGAAAACGTGCCTTTGGTTGAAAGGTCTGCCGGAGCTTGAACCAACCGATGAAATTCCGCTAGAACAATGCGAAAGCACGAAGGTTGCCGGGAACTGGTTCAATCATGGCGGTAAAGACCGACAAGCGAACAGAGCAAAAACATTTCCTGGCATTGCAAAAGCAATGGCCGAACAATGGGGGTGAGCAGATGAAGCCGAAAACGAAATCTGAGCTGATGGCCGAATGGGCCAGCCAGCCCGACCAGCTCAAAAGAGAGCGGGAGGTCAAGGCTGTCCGCAAGGCGATGGACGACGCCCGCGCCGCGATGCAGGACGGCCTGACCCGGTACGTCAAGAAAAAGACCAAAGCCCGCAGCATGGCAAAGGCTGAAGCTGACCCCTTTGCTGAGCTGGAAGGCTGGGAAAGCATGGAGCAAATCCAGGATGCCTACGGCTATGGCGAGATCACCGCCGACAAGCGGGACAAACTCACCGACCTGTGGGAAGCCCGGGAAGCTGCCAGGAGCAGCCGCAAGGGCGTGGACAAGTACCACGACCTTGTGACGGAGATGCTGGAAACGGCCATCCGCCGGGTGGGCAATGAGTACGCAGATATGCTGTTTGAGTATGACCAGCAGCGCAGGGAAGCAGAAAAGCAGTGCGAGCAGCTGGCAATGGAAGGGATGATGAAGAAATGAGCAGTTCCGTAGAATATGCAAAGTCCGAACTAGCCCGCATCTCAAAAGATGGAGACGGGATGCAAGACACAATCAACAAGAACATCATTGACATTGTTGAGCTTTTCGCAAGTCAAGGACATAGCGGATTTACCGCTGGATATGCGCTGTCTATCCTGGAGCGACTTTTGCGTTTCAAGCCGATTACTCCGCTTACTGGCGAAGATGATGAATGGACTAATATGTCGGACGAAATGGGGCAAAGATGTTTCCAAAATAAACGATGCTCAAGTGTGTTCAAGACCACTGATGCACAAGGCAACACGATTGAGGTACACGACATTGACGCAATCGCTTATTCCGACAACGGTGGCCTTACATGGTTTACAAGTAGCCGCTTTCGCCAAAACGTGACGTTCCCCTATGAGCCACCTACGCACCCGGAAAAAATCTATATCGAATACACGGAAGATGTTCCGCTTGGCTGGTCTAGCGACAAGTATGAGATTATCACTGACGACAAGGAACGTATTAAAGCGTTGAGAACCAAGATGCAGAAGAAGCTTGATAAAGCTGAGGAGTCATCATGCACCTGACCCTCTACGGCAACCCGGTCACCAAGAAAAACAGCCAGCGTATCCTGTACAAGTTCACAAAGTTCGACAGAAATACCCCATTCATAGCCCCTAGCAAGGCCTACGTGGATTATGAGACGGACTGCCTGCGGCAAATCAAAAGGCCGCACAGCCCCATTTCTGCCCGCGTGAACGTGAGGTGCGTTTACTACATGAAAACCGCCCGCCGGGTCGATCTGGCAAACCTCATCGAGGCGACCACGGACATTCTGGTGAAAGCCCGGGTTCTGGAGGACGACAACAGCAAGATCGTCGCCGCCCACGATGGCAGCCGGGCGGAGCTTGACCGGAAGAACCCAAGGGTGGAAATTGAGATTGAAGAAATGGAGGAGTAAAATGCTTGATATGCTATTTGAAGTTGCAAGCACGCTGTTCATGGCAACACTTGCAGGATTTTTCATCTGGTTTGTTCTTAGCGATGGCAACCCAATTGAATATTTCAAGCGGTGGCTCAACCGCAACAAACCTTGCCTTTGCGACCGGTGCGTTTTCTTAAATCAAAAATTTGGGGCGTCAGAATCCGGATATCACTATATCTGCCGGAGAAGTGACAAAGACGAAGGATACATAAATCCGCCCGAATATTGCCACGATTTTGAAGAAAGGAGCAACAATGACCCGCACATGGATACCTGACACCGACACGACGAAGCCGGACAAAACCGATTTCCGCACTGTTAAGGCGTGGCTGAACCGCTACCGCGAAGCAGAGAAAAGATACTACTTGCTGTCTGACCGTCTGGCCGAAGCACAGGAGGCCACCCGGCACATTACCCAGAGCCTCAGCGCGGCCCCCGGCGGCAGCAAAGATGGCCAGAGCCTTGCCCGGGCGGTGGAACGCGAGGAGGAAGCGGAGCGCCGCGCTTATGAGCAAAGAGCGGTCTGCGACAGGCTGTTTCTCGAAATCAGAAACGCGCTCGCCCAGATCCAGAACGAGAAAGCATACACGGTGCTGTACAAGTACTATCTCGATTGCCTTACGTGGGACAGGGTCGCAAAAGATATGAATTATTCTCTGCGCATGGTCTATGTCTTGCGGCGCAAAGCAATGGAGGAACTGAGCCTTTAAAAACATTGCACTGTCATTACATTGCGGTTTCACTATTACATGGTGTAAAATTGTATCATCGGAAAAGCCAAAAGGCAAACCGATGCACGCAGCCTCCGAAACGTGTCCCTTCTTGGCATTTTCCTCCTTTTCTGCTTGCAGGTACCGGGCTTTGCTCTCTTCACGTTTCGCGGGCTGCTTCTATGCGATGCACTGACACAAAGGCAGCCTGTCTCTCATGAGAGACAGGAGGCGGTTCGATTCCGCCGTATCGCACCGTATGGCGCATGGACTAGACGACCCGCAAGGCCGCACGTGCAACCTCCCGTGCCAAGAAAAGGCCTTAGAATCCTTGCCAAGGTGTAGCTTTCCTGACAGGATGTGCGCCAACCAACAGCCCCGGCGGCGAACCGGAGCTGTTTTTATATGGCCGCCTGAGCGCAGTTTGGAGCGCGGCGCGTGTGTGTAGACACGGCTGGTTCGATTCCAAGAGCGGCTTTTATACTCCGGTAGCTCAAGTGGTAGAGCAGCGGTCTCCAAAACCGCATGTTGCAGGTTCGAGTCCTGCCGGGAGTGCTTGCGTGCCCTATGAGGGGGCCGCGCAATAGCGGGGCATCCGGCCGCGAAAGTTCCGGATGCAGCAGCGCCCACCGTTTGACGCCTGTCCAACAAACTGAATGCACGGGCGCTGCTTATATGCCGTCATAGCTCAATTGGAAGAGCGCCGCCCATTTAAGGCGGGACAACGTTGGTGACACCACGGGAACATCACTGCACAGCCAACCACTGCGCACATCCATTCCATGGGTGCTGGTTCAAACCCAGCTGGCGGCACATTCGATATTTTGACCGTTCGGATTTCCGGGCGGTTTTTCTTTTGCATGAGTTTAGAGAGGTGGTGGCTGTGGGGGCAAAACTGACAGACCGACAGAAAAAGAAAATCATTGCGGACTATGTGCAGCTCCACAATTACCGTAAAACTGCCAAGCTGAACAACGTCGCCGAAAGCACTGTGCGCAAGGTTGTGAGCGAAAATCCGGTATGTGCAGATTTGTGCGCCTTAAAAAAAGAGCAGAACACGCAGGACATGCTTTCCTACTTAGGCAGCAAGCGCGTGGAAGCGCAGGATCTTCTCGGGCTGTACCTTCAGGCGATGGCAGACCCTGACAAAATCGCAGAAGCGACGCTGCCGCAGCTGTCCACGGCGTTTGGGACCATCGTGGACAAGTTCGCTATGCTGGGAGACCAGAGCGACATAGAAGCCCCGGACGATGGTCTGCTCGAGGCTCTGAGCGCTGCCGCTGACCTCAGCCCGCCGGATGATGTAGACATGCTGCCAGAGGAAGAGGACGACCATGCGGAAAAGTAACGGATTCCGTTGGAAAGCCCTCAGCCAGCGGCAAAAGCAGGTCTTGAGCTGGTGGACATCGCAGAGTGCATACAGCGGTTACAACGGCATCATTGCAGATGGCGCTATCCGCTCGGGCAAGACCTTTGCCATGAGCTTTTCTTTTGTCCAGTGGGCTATGACCTGCTACAGCGGCCAACAGTTTGCCATGTGCGGCAAGACCATTGCCAGCTTCCGGCGCAACGTGCTGGGCACGCTCAAGCAGCAGCTTGCAGCCCGTGGCTACAACGTCAAGGAGCATCGGGCAGAAAACTGCATGACAGTCAGCAAGGGCGGCAGAACCAACGAGTTTTACTTTTTCGGCGGCAAAGACGAGAGCAGTCAAGACCTGATCCAGGGCATCACCCTTGCCGGAGCGTTCTTCGACGAGGTGGCCCTGATGCCGCAGAGCTTCGTCAATCAGGCCACAGCCCGTTGCTCTGTCACCGGGTCAAAGTTCTGGTTCAACTGCAACCCGGGCAGCCCGCAGCACTGGTTTTATCTGGAATGGGTACGCAAGTGCCGTTCCCGCAAGATGATGTATCTCCATTTCACGATGGACGACAACCTTTCGCTTTCCGAGGACATCAAGGCCAGATACCGCAGCCAGTACAGCGGCGTTTTCTATCAGCGCTACATTCTGGGCCTGTGGACAGTGGCTGAGGGCCTTGTATATGACATGTTCGACCGCAAGAAGCACGTTGTTGATGTGCTTCCAGCGCTGTCTCCAAAGAGCGCTTATGTGGCGTGCGACTTCGGCACCCAGAACGCAACGGTTTTTTTGCTGTTCCAGAAGCAGGCAGATGCAGACTGCTGGATCGTCACCCGGGAGTACTACTACAGCGGCCGGGAACAGAAGCGGCAAAAGACCGTGGGCGAGTATGTCACAGACCTCAAAGCGTGGCTGAACGGCCTCAAGCCGGAGAGGATCATTGTGGACCCATCTGCTCTGCCCCTGATTACGGAACTACGCAAGAATGGCTTTACCAAGACCCCCGCAAATAACGACGTCCTGAGCGGCATTCTGGACGTGCAGACCATGCTGCAGACCGGACGGCTAAAGATCCACAAAGACTGCAAGCACACGCTGGAAGAGTTCGGCGTGTACGCTTGGGACCCGGACAAAGACGATACCGTTCTAAAGGTCAACGACCACTGCATGGACGCTATCCGCTATTTCGTGCGCACAAAGCGCCTTGTAAAACTGAGGGATTGATTTTGAGCACTACATACACATTCCAGACTTTCCAGCAGGCGCAAGCCGCCGGGGAACAGCCTGATTTCATCCGGCGCTTTGTGCAGCAGCACTGCGCTTCCGAGCCCTACAAGATGGCGCTGGACGCCGACCTGTACGACGCACAGAAAAACCCGGGGGCTGAACGCTTCGCAAAGGCTTACGCTTTGATGCTGCAACGCCTATCCAAAAACACCAAGCAAGACATCCTACACCCCGATATGGTCAAGAGCAATCTTTTCCGGCGTCTCAACAAGCAGCGGGCGACCTACTCCCTCGGCAACGGCGTTGTCTTTGCGGGCGATGGCGTGGACAAGGACAGGCTGGGGCAGAACTTTGATGAGCAGATCCAGAAGGCCGGATATTTCGCCCTGATCCACGGCGAGAGCTTTGGCTTCTGGAACAACGACCACTTGGTGGTTTTCAAGTTGACCGAGTTTGCGCCCCTGTACGATGAGAAGACAAGCCTTTTGCAGGCGGGTGTGCGCTTCTGGCGGCTGAACCCGGACACAGATATGCACTATATCCTGTACGAGTTGGACGGCTTCACTGAGTACACGGAAAGCAAAATCGGCAATGTGATGCAGGAGACAACGCCGAAGCAGGCATACAAGAGCGTGACCGTCACCACACCCGGCGGCGGGCTGGAAAGCGTGGAGGGCGAAAACTACAGCGCTCTTCCCATTGTTCCGCTGTGGGGTTCAGACCTGCATCAGAGCACCCTTGTGGGGCTGAAAGCCTACATTGACAACACCGATCTGGTGATGTCTGGCTTCTGCAATGACCTGCAGGACTTTTCGCAGATCTACTGGCTGTGCGAGAACTTCAACGGCATGACCGATGACGAGCTGCAAGAGTTCCTTGTAAAGCTGAATCTGTACCACATTGCAGGCGCAGACACCAGCGAGGGCGGCAAGATCACCCCCTACACCACCGAGATCCCTGTGACGGCACGGCAGGCTCTGTTGGAGCTGCTCCACACCCGGGTGTATGAGGACTTCGGCGGTTTGGACGTGCATTGTGTGAGCGCGGACAGCACCAACGACCATCTGGATGCAGCCTATGAGCCGCTAAACCAGAACGCGGACGACTTCGAGGCGCAGGTCAAGCCGTTCATCCGGCAGATCTGCGCACTGGCTGGCTTTGACAACGCTATGCCGGCATTCAACCGCAGCAAGATCACCAACACGGCTGAGCAGGTCGCAACGGTGATTTCTGAGGCACCCATCATCGGGCAGGACGTGGCCATTGACCTGCTGCCAAACCTGACCCCGGAACAAAAGGAGCAGGCCAAGGCCGCGCTGATGGCCGAGAGCGCAGCACGGGAGACCGTGGGCGAAGGGGGAGAACGACGGTGATGAAACGTGATTTCTGACCGTGACCGCATCTCTACCCGTCAACTGAACCGCCTGCGCCGCCGTATCCTGCGGGTGTACGGCACTGCCCGCCGGGAGATGCAGAAGCAGCTGACCGAATTTCTGGCAAAGTACAAAGCGCTGGACGAGCGAAAGCGGGCGCAGCTGGATGCAGGCGAGATCACCGAGGACGACTACCGCATCTGGCTGCAAAATCAGGTCTTTCAGTCCGATTTGATGCACGCCAAGCTGGACGGAATCACGCAGACGTGCACCACAGCCCAAGAGACGGCCTACAAGCTGGCCCGGGACGAGCAGTACAATATCTTTTCCTTTGGCGCAAACTGGGCTTTCTACGAGCTGGAACAGGCCGCAGGCGTGACGTTCGGGCTGACCCTGTACAACACCGAAGCGGTCAAGCTGCTGCTGAAGAAGAACCCCCGCATGGTGCCCAACAAGCGCATCAAGAGCGAGAGCAACCGCACCTATGATGCCCGGGTGTTCAACCGCTACGTCATGCAGGGCATCGTGCAGGGCAAGAGCGTCCACGACATCGCCGTGCAGGCCGTCAACGGCATGGCAGACACGGAGATTCACTGGGCCATGAACAACGCCATCACAGCCCTTACCAGTGCCCAGAACGCCGGGGCTTTGCAGCAGATGCGAAACGCCCAGGCTTTGGGCATCGAGGTCAAAAAGCGGTGGAACTCCACCCACGACTACCGCACCCGTGAGATGCACCGCCTGCTTGACCAGCAGACGGCAGAACTTGACGAGCCGTTCAAGGTCATGGGATACGAGATTCAGCGCCCCGGCGACCCCAACGCAGCGCCGGAGATGGTCTACCACTGCCGCTGTGTGCTGTCCTCTGCACTTGGCAAGTATCCCCGGCAGAACGCCATGCAGCGGGACAATGTGACCAAAGAGACCACCCCCGTCATGGATTACACCGAGTGGTATAAATCCAAGGGCGGCAAAGAGAAAGAGCAAATGTGGTGGGCGGAAGAGCGAAAACGCAGAAAGGAGAACGCCAAGAATGAGTAAACGTGGCTCTGGAAGTTCGACAAGGGCAAGCGTTGGGACCGCCAACGAGCACGAGTTTGAATCTTTTGTAAATGGAAAATGGGTCACCGATTACAGCAAAATTGCGGCAGCAGAGACGAAGAAAGCCGCCGTTGTTGTGGACGGTTCGAGATACAAGAAAACGCATAACGATGTTGTGTCTTTTGTGAAAGAGCAAGTTGGCGTTGACCTCAACAAATATCGAAGTGGCGATGGTTCCTCTCCGTCTCACACCACATATTGGGACAAGAGTGGCCCAAAAGTTGCATTTGATCTAAAAGGGATGTCGTCGAGCGACCGCACAAAGCTTATGCAGCTTGCACAAAAGCCGTTTGGAGTGACGGTCGAACAAGGCGGCGCATGGATTGGCTTTGTTTCGAGAAAAAAGAAGAAAAAGTAAGGTTTGGAGGGATGAACCGTGATTCTGCCGATGGAAAACACCGAGAAGATGATTTTTCCGGGCGTGGGCAAGTATGGCATCCCTGAAATCAAGCCAGAAACGGACATCCGCATCGACAAGCTGGAATGGATCCCGGTCAATTATGCGCTGACGGCCAAAGACAAGGCCACAAAAGGCGTGCATTTTTACAAGGACGATTACCAGTTTGAACGGTTCTGGAACAACCCTGACAAATACATTCCGCTTTTGCAGCAGTTCGGCGCGGTATGCTCGCCTGATTTTTCGCTTTACAGCGATATGCCGCTTGCGGTGCAGCTTTTCATGCACTACAAAAAGCACTGGCTTGCGGCATACTGGCAGGCGCACGGCATCCACGTCATTCCAACGCTCTGCTGGTGCGGCGAGCAAAGTTATGAATGGTGCTTTGACGGCGAGCCCAGAAACGCCATCGTGAGCATTTCAAGCCACGGCACACAATCTGACCCATACGAAGCAGAGTGCTTTGCCAAACACTGCCGCAAGGCGCTGGAAGTGCTGCAACCAAGCAGTATTTTGTGGTATGGCAAATGCCCGGCGGAGTTTGACTGGAACGTGACCAAAATCAAGCCATTTCAATACGAAAGGAGGCATTACCGTGAGTAAAAGAGGCTCGGGCAGCTCCGCGAGAGCGGGCGGCGGTGGATCTGGAGCAAAAAGTTTGGATAGTACGCTGGTAAGAAGATCGAATGATTTTTCTTTGTTTGATGCTGGCGACGCAACAAAGCGCGAGTATGAAGCGAACGTGCAGAAAATTCAACAGTCGAATCTTACTCAGCAGGAAAAAGCGGTAGCACTGGATAAATTGCATGAACTGACAACGGAACAGCTAAAGGCTCAGACGAAGGTTGCGAATCCATACGTTTCCGGCCCTGCAAGGTTTAACCAGAATCAGGTGCAAAAGGCAGCGGATAACACGGCACAGAAACGGCAAAACGTCAATTCTTTTATGAAAGATGTGCAGAAAAAGTCAACCGCAAACAAAAAGGCAGCTGAAACAAAGTCGCTTTCTTCCGTTTTGGGTTCTGCAATGGACAGGGGCGCACTTGAAGTGACATTTGAGGGAAAGACCTACTACCGCGCAAGAAAAAATTCCAAGACGTGGAGAGTTCGGTGAACCATGAACTTTAACTATGACATCAAATTCACCGACAACACCCCGCAGCTGCATGAAGCTCTGGATTCATGGGCGGAGCGGGTGCTGACCATCTGGGGCATGAAAGTGCAGGACTACGCCCAGCTGCTTGTGCCCACCGGCACGGCAGACAGCACGGGCATTGAGGGCTACGTGGGTGGAGCGCTCAAGCAGAGCCTGACCTACGCCGTAGACCTTGCCAAAAAGACCGTGATCATCGGGTCAAATCTCTTTTACAGCGTCTACGTTGAGCTTGGCACGGGCATCTTTGCCGAGAAGGGCAACGGACGCAAAACGCCGTGGGTATGGATGGACTTCAACGGCAAGTGGCACTTTACCCGGGGCATGGCCCCACGCCCGTTCCTGCGCCCGGCGGTGGAAGATCACATTGACGAGCTGCGAGAGACCGCGGTGGAAGAAGCGAACAAGGAGGCGTAATTCATGGATTTGGAGAAAATGTTCAAAACACCAAAAGAAAAGTTCCTGCCCGATGATGTGAAAGCTGCGCACTGCGAGGCAGAAGACCTTTTCCTTGAGCTTGCAACACAGCTTGACGCACTTCCTGAAAGCCGAGAAAAAAGTCTGTGCATGACAAAATTACAGGAAGCGAAGTTTTGGGCGGTCGAATGTATCACCAAAGTTGCACGCAAAGACTAAATACTCAGCGGTTGGCGCACAGCGTCAGCCACTTTTTTATGCCGTTTTAGCTCATGTTGGCAGAGCACCGGACTTTTAATCCGGGGGTAGCGGGTTCAACTCCCGCAAGCGGCACCACACCGGCAGCACGTCCGGAAAATAAACCTTATTGCCAAGCATGGCAGCCCGAGCAAGGGCAGAAAGGACTATCACATGGCACTCAAAAGAGCTGACATCCGCACGATTCTGGAGAACCCCGAAACCTCCAACGATGACAAGGCCAAGGCCATTCTGGACGCCCTGCACAAGGAGACGGACGAACTCAAAGACCAGCTGGATGCAGAAAAAACAGCCCGCACACAGTCCGAGAAAGACCGCGATGCAGCCAACGGCGGCAAGCAGGCCGCTGAAAAGGCACTGACCGACTACAAGGCCCAGCAGACAGCAGCAGCCAGCAAGGCGGCCAAGACCGCTGCATTTAAGCAGCTGCTCAAGCAGGCGGGCGTGCTGGAAAAGTACATCGACGACATTGCCGACGACTCCAAGAAGGGCGACGAGTTCGCCGCCGGGCTGGAACTGGACGCCGATGGCAAGGTAAAAGACGCCGAAAAGCAGCTTTCCAGCATCAAAACCACTTGGGGCGGCAAGATCGCCACCACCAAAACCACCGGTGCAAAGGTGGACAACCCGCCCACAAGCTACGCCGGTACTTCTCCCGAGGATTTCAAAAAGATGAGCCTTGATGACCGCATCAAGCTCAAGAACAGCAACCCCGAGCTGTACCGGCAGCTCCGGGCAAAGTAAGAAAGTGAGGCTATTATATGGCACAGACTGGCACTTTTGGCGGCTTCGACTTTGACGTTGAGGTGTTCGGCGACTACATGGCCGAGCAGAACACCATCGACACCAGCATCGAGGCTTCCGGCATTATCAAGGACGACCCCTCTATCATGGGCCTGATCGGTGAAAAGGGCAACGTCGCCACCATCCCGTTCTACACCGAGCTGGACGCCACGGCGGATAAGCCCCTGAACAACGACGGCAAGACCGACAACACCCCCACTGAGGTCACTGGCAGCAAGCAGACCACCATGCTCATCCAGCGCATGAAAGCATGGAAATCTCAGGACTTCACCAAAGAGCTGACTGGCGCAGCCCCGATGCAGCACATCGCAAATCAGGTCACACACTACTATCAGCAGACCTGGCAGAATGTGCTTATGACCATTACGGACGCTGTGTTGTCTACCACCGATCTCAAGAAGCACATCTACGACATCACCAAGGTGGGCGATGGCAAAGTTACGACGGAGTCTCTGATCTACGCACAGGAGGCCGCTTTCGGCGACCACGCAATGAGCGGGGGCCTGCTCATCATGCATTCCACTGTCTTTGCAAAGTATCAGGCAGCAAATCTCGTCGAGTTTGAAAAGTACACCACTCCGGGCGCTCTGTCTCAGGCTTCTCCGCTGGCACGCATCGGTGGGATGGTCGTGATCGTAAACAACGCCTTCACCTCCACATCCATCACCGATGCTTCCATCAACGGCGGCAAGGCCACGACTGCATACAAGACCTATGTTCTGGGTGAAGGCTCTTTTGTGGGCTGCCGTAAGACCAACTACGAGAAGCCCTACTACACCGACTACGACCCCGAGAGCAAGGCCGGTGTCCAGAAGCTGTACACCAAAGAGGGCCGAGTCATTCACCCCAACGGCATGAGCTTCAAGGTGGACAACGTTGCCGAAGCGTCCCCCAACGACACCGAGCTGAGTGCAAAGGCCAACTGGGAACGCCGCATGAAGCTGGAGAACATCCGCATCGGCCAGATGCTTTCTCTGGGCTAAAAATTCGGGGGTGACTTTGCATGACCGTCCCTGAACTGTGCGTTTACACGCACAATTTTTTTGACCGAGCGGACGACCCCGTTGCCGGGGAGTTCGCCTTTGAGCCGGACACCGTGCCCGCCGGGGTAGTGCCGGGGCAGTATTTCCTTGTGTGCGGATCTATCTTCAACGACGGTGTGCACAAGGCCGGGGACGGTGATCTGACTGCCGAGACCTTCAACGGCACGGTGCAGCCCATGCGTGTGCCGCCTGACTTCGTGGCGCTGGCTGAAAAAATCGACGCATACGACAAGGCACTCCCGGCCGGAGGCGTGTATGTGTCCCAGTCCTTTGCCGGGTGGTCCGGCACGATGGCTACCGGCACGGACGGCCTTCCCGCAGACGGCAAGACCCGCTATAAATCCGAGATCAATCAGTGGAGGAAGATGTGACATGGTCAACGCGTTCACTGCATCCACCGTGATGCAGAGCTTTACCCAAAAATACCGCTTTCAGACCCGCAGCTATGAACCGGACGGCGTGGGCGGCTTTGTTTCCAGCTGGCAGGACGGCCCGAAGTTTGAGGCCGTGGAGCGCCACGACACCACCGTGGAAGCTCAGGTAGCAGAGCAGGCTGACACCGCATCCACCTATACCCTGCTGGTCAACACCGGTGTGCCGCTGACCTTCCCGGACTACATCAAGCGGGTAAGTGATGGGCAGACTTTCCAGATCACCAGCGCAGCAGACGAAACCAAGGCCCCGCCGGAATCCGGCATGGGGCTGCGGGCCGTCAAGTGCAAAAAGGCGGTGCTGCCTTGATGGGACCGTCTGAGAGCATCAACCGGGCGCTGAACGCTTTTTTCAACGGCTTTGGCATCCCGGGCTATCTGGAAGATAACATCCCTCCTGCCGCTTCACTGCCTTACCTGACCTACAAGCCAACTATCCCCGGCGGGTGGAACGAGACGGCATCCTTCCACGCCCGGCTGTGGTACCCAAGCAAGGGCGGCAGAGCCCCCATTCTGCAAACCGAAGATACGATCAGCGCAGCCCTCGAGGACAGCACAACGCTTTCCTGTGAGGGCGGCGCTATTCTTTTGCACAAAGGCACTCCGTGGGCGCAGCCGCTCGACAACCCGCCCGAGGGTTATTTGTGCGAATACCTCAATTTTGAACTCACACGGTTTATACCGTGAGTAAAGGAGCAATATGGCAAGAAAATTTTCCAAAATTTCGCAGAAAGCGTTCGAATCCATGCAGTTCAACGCAGGCATCGTGGTCAACAAGTTTGATGTAACCGGCGAGACCGAAGTTCAGGACGCAGACATTATCACCGCCACCACCGGCGGCATCACCGCGACCTGCAAGGCAAACTTCACCGATCTGGGCGCGGACGTGGACAACGCCCAGAAGAACACCGCAGAGCTGATGCAGATCGAGGACTACGACTGCACGCTGGCCTTTACGGCCCTGAATGCCACAACGGACGTTATCAAGCTGGCGCTGGGCGCTGCGGATGTGAGTGACAAGAAGGTCACGCCCCGTATGACTCTCGACCCCACCGCCAGCACCGGCGACTTTAAGGACATCTGGTGGGTTGGAGACACGCTGGATGGCGGTATGGTTGCAGTCCGGCTGATGAATGCACTGTCCACCGGCGGTTTGACCCTGAAGACGACCGACAAGGGCAAGGGCAACATTGCAGTCACCCTGACCGGCTGCCCCCGTCTGGGCAGTGATACCGTGCCTATGGAGTGGTACTACAGCCCCAAGGCCGCAGCATAAGGAGGACGCCGCATGAAATTTTTGACAGAGCTGTCCGATGAAGATTTTCTGCGCCACTGCTGGCAGATTGCCGATGTGGCAGAGGAGGTCTTGGAAAAATCCAAGATCATGGAGCTGTGCAAGGTTCTGCCGGTCTTGACCGGCGAGGAAACGCCAGAGGAGCTGGAACAGAAGAAGAAGGAACAGGCAAAAAAGAACATTCAGGCTATGGCAAAAAGCTTGCTGTTCGACAATGCCGCTGCCACCGCAAAGCTGCTTCCGCTGCTCTATGAGCCGGACGTGGATGAAAACGGGGTGGTCGAAAATATCGGCCCGTTCAAGAAGATGCGCGCGGTGAAAGAGCTGCTGAACAACGATGATGTGATGGATTTTTTGCTCTGGTGTCTGCCGTTGGTGCTGGCGGGTACAGACGCCTGATTTCTTCCATCAGCCCGGACGCGCTGCGGCTGTTTGGCAGGCCGTACATTTTGCAGCACTGCCTGAACACTTTGCGGCAAGAGCGCATCACACTCAGCTATCAGGCGTACATGACGGACGCTCTGGCGAACCTTATAGGCGCGGAAGAGCGGTGGTACGACATGGTGTCCGGGCTTGTGGAAAACCGCCCACAACCGCCGCAGCCGTCCGCTGATGAAGTGATAGCACGCATTAAAAATGGCTTGAACGGGGGTGATGGAACCTGAAACTTTTTGAATTGAGCGCCACCCTCGGGCTGGACGACAGTGCCTACCGGCAGGGCGTGGAAGAGGCGAAGTCTCAGACTAAGGCCGCTGTCTCCACCATGATGAAGGATTATAACCGGCTGTACAGTGAGGTCATTCACCTTACGGCAGCCTATCAGAAATCACGGAAAGAGACCGGGGAAACCTCCGAAAAAACTAAGGAATTTGCCCAGAAGCTGAAAGAAGCTCAGGCCCAACTCAATACCACGGCACAGGGGTTAAAGACTGCGGAAGGGTACATGAACAGCTTTGGGGATGCCGCATCGGGGTCCAGCAAGTCTCTGGCCGGTGCCATTGCGCAGGGCACGATCATGGCGGGCGTCTTCTCGAAGCTTTACGCCGCTGCACTCAGTGCCGCAAAGGGCTTTATCCAGAGCGGAATTGACTATAACGCCCAGATCGAGAGCTACACCGTTGGTTTTACCAATATGCTTGGCAGTGCAGAAGCTGCACAACAGGCAATTGACCAGATCCAGCAGGATGCAGCACGCACACCGTTCAGCGTGGAAGCTCTTACACAGGCAAATCAGCTGCTGATCGGCGCAGGTGAAAACGCCACCTACGCTGAAAAAACGATCATGGCATTGGGAAATGCCGTATCGGCTACAGGCGGAAGCAATGCGGAGCTGTCCCGTATGGCAGCCAACTTACAGCAGATTGCCAATGTCGGCAAAGCCTCCGCAATCGACATCAAGCAGTTTGCTTATGCAGGCATCAATATTTACGGTCTGCTGGCCGACTACACAGGCAAGTCCACAGCCGAAGTGCAGAAAATGACCATCAGTTATGATCTGCTGACGCAGGCTTTGCAGGCCGCATCCGAAGAGGGCGGGCGCTACTACAACAGCATGGACACCCAGAGCCAGACCATGAATGGCCGCGTGTCTACCCTGCAGGACAATGTAAAGCAGCTGGCGGGATTGCTGACCGGCGATTTATCCAGCGGCGTCGGCGTTGTAATCGGAAATCTGAATGATCTGATCGTAAAGGCGCAGGAAGCCTACAAAACGGACGGCTGGATTGGTCTCGCAGGCGCGATCACCGGCCTGACGGAGCCTATCAACACGGCAAAAAACGCTTTCAAGGACTTCGCGAGCAAAGCCACCACATGGCTGGATCAGCTGAGCTATAAACTCAACCGTTTTCTCGGAAAAGCGGCCACGGCTGACTTCGATACCTACGAAGAGTACGCGGATGCAAATAACCGGAAGAGTAACCGTAACCGTTTACGGCAGAATGCTCTTTCCGGCAAAAGCGTAAGCAATAAAAGCTGGTCTGAGCGTCAGGCAGAGCTGGCGGCAGCCAATGGCAGTGGGGGCAGCTCTATCGTCACCACAGGCGGTGGCGGCGGCAAAAAATCCACAGGTAAAAAATCCACCACCGAAACGGTCATTTCGTCCATCTCCAGCACGGTTACAACCACCGCGCAGAATGCGCTGGGCGCTGTGACCACCAGCATCCAAACCCTTACCGAGAAGGTCAAGGACAGCGCGGGCAAAATTAAAGACCGCATCACCGAGACCACCACAACGACCGGCAAGGAGATGGTGAACGGCGTTGCCACGACCTTTAAACAGGTCGAGACCAAAGTCAACGGAACGGTCACAAAGGTCACAAAGACCTATGACGACATGTCAAAAACGCTGCTTGGCACCTTGACCAACGTCTCGGAAACCACCTTTGACGGCATCACCACAAAGGTGCAGCAGGCGGTGGAGAAGTACGCAGACGGAAGCGAGCATACCAAGAAGACCGTCACAGAAACCGGCGAGCGCATCGTGAACGGCGCAGCGGAGACCTACGAGAAGGTCGTCACCTATGTGGACGGCGTCAAGGATAAGGTCACAGAGACCGCAACCGCTATTGACAACAGCGTCAAGGGCGTGCAGAGCCGCATCGAGCAGTATCTGTCCGGCGCTTCCGAAGAGTCCGGCAAGGGCATTTTCGGCATTATCAAAAACATCGTGAATGATGCCAAAAATCAGGACTGGGGCGGCATCGCGCTGGATGTCACAAACCTAATCTGGGGCGAAGTGTCGCAGGGTCAGCGCGAAGTGATCTCCAAGTGGTTTGTTGACGCCATGGGCGCTGTCAACGAAGCCTATTCCGGCGGCGGTCTGAGCAATGCTTTTGATGCGGTCAAGGCCATTTTCGGCAACGGCATCACCAAGAATGCAGACGGTGTGACCATGGCAATCAAGGGCGTCACGACCGAAGTAAAGTCTCTGGGTGAGATCGTCAACGGCCTTGCCGGTTCCGGCGGCGTGGGCGGTGCGATCGGCTCGATCATCCAGAGCTTTTCCGGCATGGCAAGCGGCATCACGTCCGAACTGGGCGGTATCGTGTCCTTTGTCACCGCGAACCCCATCCTTGCGCTGATCTTAGGCTTGGGCGCGGTCGCTGGCGGCATCGGCATTGCCGCGTGGGCAAACAGCCGGAAGAACAAATCCCCGGTCAGCCACTACCAGAGTCCCTTTGACAAGACCGGCGTGTATGACAGCCTGGGCACCTTTTCCACCCGCGCAGCCCTGCAGTACCGCGTTACTGGCCAGCAGTCCATTGTTGACCGGCAGACCAGCATTCTGGAGCGCATCGAGGGGATGCTGGACGAGCATCTGCCAGACATCGGCAAGGGTCAGGTGGTCATGGACTCCGGTGAGCTGGTGGGTGTGCTGTCGCCCCGCATGGCGACCAACGTAGATGCACGCATCGGCGTGACAGTGGAACGGAAAGCGAGGGGTGTGTAATGGCAAAGCTTCTGGGGGCAAAAATCGGCAATTTTCACACCCTGACAGATTGGGCCCTGTACCTCAAAGTCGGCAGCCCGAAAATCTCCCCTCCGGAGACGGACGAGTACCTTGTGCAGGTGCCCGGGTCGGATACGCTGCTCAACCTGACCAACGCGCTGGACGGACGCCCGCACTACAAAAAGCGCACCATCACCATGGAGCTGCTATGCACCGCACCGAAAAAACAGTGGCCGACCATCTACAGCAACCTCGCCAACGCCATCCACGGCAAGTGGCTGCAGTGCAAGTTTGACGATGACCCGGGCTTTTACTGGGAGGGTCTTTGGTCGGTGGATATGTCCAAAGACCGGCTGTCCAGCACGGTCACCATCACCGGAACCTGCAACCCCTTCAAGCGCAGCGTCTACGATGGCTCTAACGATTGGCTGTGGGATGACTTCAGCTTTGAAACGGACATCGTGCGCAACTACACGAATATCCCGCTCAAGGCGGGCGAGGATAAAGAGGTATCCATCACCGGTGCACCGCGTGCGGCCGGCATCTACTTCCAGCGCAGCGAGACCGCAGCAGACATCGCGGTGTCTCTCAACGGCTTCGAGGTGGGCATCCTTGCCAAGTCCACCGAGTGGCAGTACATCGAGGGACTACGCATGCCGGACGGCGTGGTGGGCACTCTGGTGTTCGCCGCATCGGCAGACTGTAGCGTCAGCATCAAGTATCTGGGGGCCAGCCTATGAGTTATAAGATCTATGCCGGCATCCAGACTGGCGTTGATACATGGCAGACCAAGACCTGCATCTATGACCCGGCAGATTACTCCGAGACGAAAAAACTCATCAGTCCCACCCTCACCCGGGAAGCAGGCAAAGCCGGGAGCCTTGAGTTCACCATCCCGCTGGGCAACGTGGCGCACTCGGCGCTGCAGAAACTCCGCACCACCATCTCGGTGGAACAGGACGGAGAGATCATCTGGGAAGGCCGCCCCATGAGCCACGAGCAGGATTTTCTGTTTCGGCAGAAGGTCTACTGCGAGGGAGAACTGGCCTATCTCAATGACAGCGCTCTGGCTCCCTACACGGCAAAGAATGTCACCGTCCGGGATTTTCTCACCTTTTTGTGTGGGAATCACAGCCAGCAAGTGGACGCATACAAAAGCTTTGTCTGCGGAAATGTGAGCGTCGGAGAGCGCTATCTCGTCCCTGTACAGGCGGGCTGCTATTTCAAGCAAGGTAACGTGAGTTATGACGATGATGGAAATCATATTTACGATTGGCATTTGATGTCGAAAAGCGGGAAGACGATCGTAAGATCGTATTTCAGCGACATCGAGGGTGACTCCACAAAGCCGCCCTCTTTCAGCTGGGCGATCGGTGAACCCCACTATAATTCCGGCGGATACAACGGCGGAATTGTGGTGACCCGTACAGGAGATAACTTATTTTCCGTCATGCTGAACGCCGTGTATTCGGCAAACGGAAAAACGTACAAAGCAGATATTTCTATTAAGAGCACCAAAATTGAAAGCGCTTTGCACTCGATCGACTTCGGAAACCACGCAGTTTTTGACATGAGCAATGCAACGATTGCTCCGAAGATTTCCGTCACTAAAAAGTCTGACGGAAGATATGAGGTCTCCATAAACGGGGCTGTTGACCCGGATTTTTCTGTGACGGAGCAAGACGCACTGTATGATTTCGGTGACGGCAAGAACAGCGGTGTCACATGGGACACTCTGCAGGACGAGCTGGTGGAAAAGTACGGCGGGTATCTGATCGTGCGCCACAGCAACGGCACCCGGTATCTGGATTATCTCGACCAGATCACCGAAAAGAACCCGCAGCCCATTGCGTTTGGAACAAATCTTTTGGACCTGACCAGCTACGTCAAGGCCGAGGACATCGTTACCCGGGTCGTTGCAGTCGGCAAGCAGACGAGCGGATGGTTTATCTGGGAGACGACAAAAACTATCACGGCAACTGCGAACGATCTTACAGCACAAAAGCTTTTTGGCATCATCACGCGCGTGATCGTCGTTGATGGCACGGCCAGTACGCTGCAATCTTTGCAGGATGCAGCGGACGAAGAGCTTGCAAACAACCTACGGTATCTGGACGGCATTACAGTGAAGGCTGTGGATCTGAAGGACGCAGGCATTGATATCGGTCGCATCGGATTTGGGAAGATGACGCACATCTATTCCGGCCCACATGGGGTCGATACATGGCTTTTGTGCTCCAAGCTGGTGGAACCGCTGGATGCACCGGACAAGAAGGAGTTTACACTTGGCGTCGAGTTTTCCAGCATCAGCGACCTTCAGGCCCTGAGTGCCCGGAAAGCGGGCGACGCATACGACCTGAGCCGCGCCCTGAAGGGTTACGCTGTTGCAAAGGGGTGATTTTACGGATAAAAGAAAGACATTTGACGAAGCAATCGCTGGGATTCGCACCGCAGAGCGCGGCGTGGAAGTCCGCGAGGACATCGCGCAGGGGATGGAGTACGTCAAGCAGTACGCCGAGGAAGTGACAGGCCAGCAGCAGGCCGCTTTGCAGGCCGCTCAGACCGCCACCGGAGCAGCCAGCACCGCGACGGAAAAGGCCGCAGCAGCTGCAGAGAGCGAAAGAATGTCCAAGACTGCCGCCGCCAACGCGGGCAAAAGCGCACAGTCAGCGTCCGCAGACGCAAAGAGCGCGGGAAGTTCTGCCGCTTCTGCTGAAGAAAGCGCGAACAGGGCTGCGGCCATTGTGAGCACCGACAAGACGCTGAGCATTGAGGGCGCCCCGGCTGACGCAAAGGCCACCGGTGACGCGCTGGCCGAAAAAGTGGACAAGGATGTCATCCTCGACTCTGAGGGCAACGTGATTTTCTACAGCAAGAGCAAGGTGGACGCGCTTCTGAAGGCAATGCAAACCACGCTGCAGCAGCAGATCAGCGCGGCATCCGCGATCACCGCCAGCGGTAACGGTTATATCCGTTTCTCGGACGGCACGCAGATTTGCTGGAATACAGCGAAGCTGACCAACCGGAACACCTACCATGTTTTCGCGTTCCCCGTGCCGTTTGTCGATACTACTTATGCGGTTGCTGGCATGAAAACTGCATCAATCAGTGACACGAGTTCCAATGACTTTTACGTTAACAAAAAAACAACGGATAGAGTGGAAATCAAAGGTGCTTACAACCAATACAACAATGACCCGTATAGTACCTTGATCGTAATCGGCCGCTGGAAATAAGGAGGTGCCTACATGGATATTACACTCGGGTATACCATTGCAAAGCCCGTTATGACGCAGGACGAGTGCGACGCCTACACCGCCATGGCGCAGGCCGTGACAGCCCACAATGCCGCCTGCGTGGTGGGTGACGCCCTGTGGACGATCAAGGACGGCGCAGACTGTTACACCGTGGTCGAGGACGGCACAGTGCGTGAGCCGACTGCCGAAGAGCTGGCCGTGCAGGAGGAAGAGCACAAAAAGGCCGAAGCCCGGAAGAAGTTGCCGGAAACGGTGGCGGCGCTGCAGGAAGATAGCAAGACGCTGAAAAAAGAAAACGAGATGCTCAAACAATGCTTGCTTGAAATGAGCGAGATTGTGTATGCATAAAATCACACAAAAAATCGAAAGGATGGTATTTATGATGGCGATGTTGTGGGCACAGGAAATTATGTCTGCTGAGACTATGGAGGATGCAAAGGCGCTGTACGAGCGCTGCCCCCGCCTGCTGAAGGAGAAGGTGAAGGCGATTCTTATCAAGAGCGGCTTTGAAGAGATCACGCAGTAAGGAGGACACTATGGCTGAAATCATGGATGTGTCCCGGCATCAGGGCGCAATCAACTGGGAGAAGGTCAAGGCAAGCGGCAAGGTGGACGGCGTAATGATTCGCGCCATGGGCAACAGCGCAGCGGGCAAGCCCAGTGCCTCCTACACTGACCCGCAGTTTGCCCGCAACTACGCAGAATGCAAGCGTCTGGGCATCCCCTGCGGCGTGTATGGCTACTTCAAGGCAGTCAACCGGGAGCAGGCCGACAAGGAGCTGGCCTATTTCAAGAAGTTGCTCACCGGCCGGAGCTTTGAGCTGCCGGTGGCGGTGGACGTTGAGGACGAGGTGCAACAGCCGCTGGGCAAGGCCGCGCTGACCGACCTGACAGCTTACATGCTGAGCACGGTGGAAAGCTGGGGCGTGTACGCTCTGCTGTACACCGGTCTGTGGTTCGGCAACACTTTCCTGTACATGGGCGGCGCGGCACTGAAGCCATACGACGTGTGGCTGGCGAGATACCCCAAAGACCAGCGCAAGACCAAGCCTGAGGATAAGCCCAAAACGGCGTTTGCCTTTGGCATGTGGCAGTACACCAGCACTGCCCGCGTGCCCGGCGTGAGCACCAATGTTGACATGAGCCACGCATACAAGGATTATGCGGGCATCATCAGCAAGAAGGGTCTGACCCGTCTCCGGGAGGGCAAATGACCGAAAAAGAAGCTTTACTGTGGGTGCTTGGCATCTTGGGTAGCCTGTGCGCTGCAGCCATCACCATCGACAAGGTGCTGGACATCATCCACAAGTACATCAAAAAGGCAAAAGCCCCTGACGATGCGCAGAACAAACGCATTGACGCCATTGAAAAGCGACTGGATGCGGTAGAAGCCGTTTCCACGCAGCACGCCGCGGCCCTTAGACGCGACATGGCGCGATTTGGCGGCATCGATGAAGAAATTCGTCTCGTCCTTGTTGGCGTGCAGAATCTTCTGGATGCGCAACTATCCGGCAACAATCGCGAAGGTATGCAAAAAAGCAAATCCGATATCAACAACTACCTGCTGAAAGGAGTAACAAATCATGGAAACAATGTTTAACTTTATCCCCGCACCCATCGCACTGGTACTGATGCTCATCGGCTTTGCCGCGCTGGCCGTAGGTGCCATCCGGCTGGGGTACAAACAGTACGTCAAGGAATGGGCGGTGGAACTCGTGACCATCGCTGAGGACAGCATCATGGGCAGCGGTCAGGGTGCAAAGAAAAAGGCACAGGTCTTTGCCGCGCTGCGCGGCGCACTGCCGGACTGGCTGAAGCCTTTTATCACCGATGAAGTGCTGGACAGCGTGATTGAAAGGGCTGTCAGCATGATGAAAAAGGCACTGGCAGAAAAGAAGCCTACCATCAACAAGGAGTAATTTATGATCGAGCAAAGCGTATCTCTCGCATCCAATGGCGTCGTCAAAGTGCCGGGCTATGAGCAGCTGGTGCGCTTTGGCTACACCAAGAACCGGGGCGTGTACCGCCTTGCCGTCACCGCCACCGGCGAGTGGGCAGGGCTGGCTATCCGCTGCTTCTGGCACGTGCCGAACGGCAAAGACCCGGCATCCTCGCTGGTGGTAGACGGCTATGTGGACGTGCCCGCCAGCGTGACCGCCCAGCCCGGCAATGGGTGCATCACCTTTGAGGGCAGCGACGGCACAAAGACTGTGACCAGCGCAGATCTGCGGTATCGTGTCAGCGCCAACAGCGGCACGGAGGATGGCACCACGCCGGAACCGGGCACCCCTGCATGGCAGCAGCTGGTGGATGCCGTGCACACCGATGCCACCGCCGCAGAGCAGGCCAAGACCGATGCACAGACGGCAGCCAGTGAAGCCGCCACCAGTGCGGGCAGTGCAGACCAGAGCGCTCAGGAAGCCGCTGACAGCCTGCAGGAGCTGAAGGACGGCATCGAAAGCGGGAACTTCAAAGGTGAGAAAGGTGACAAGGGCGACACTGGCCCCATCGGGCCGGTTGGCCCGCAGGGTGAGCAAGGCCCTAAAGGCCCCACTGGTGCTACCGGAGCCACCGGCCCACAGGGCGAGACTGGGCCGCAAGGCAAGCAGGGTCCTCAGGGCATTCAGGGCGAGCGTGGCCCGCAGGGTACACAGGGGCCGCAGGGCGAAAAGGGTAATACCGGCCCGCAAGGCCCTAAAGGCGAGACCGGCCCTGCCGTAGCACTGGACACCTCCCTCACCCACGAGGGCGAAGCTGCTGACGCAAAAGCCACAGGTGACGCTATCAGCGCAGTCAAGGCACGGCAGAACGTCCTTGTTGGCACTGAGACGGGCAACCCGCTCAGCGTTGACGACGCTTTCGCTGCACCGTTGTGCGGCCTGACCGTGTACGGTCGGAGCACGCAGTCCGGGACCCCCACGCCGGATGCACCCGTGCCTATCGTGAGCGCAGGGGATAGTGGGAACGTTGTGGTGAAAGTGACGGGGAAGAACCTGCTGAATCCAGCCCTGTTCCAAGACAATAAATATCAAAATTTTGATGTCAGTAACAACTATTATGAAATTGCACCTATTGATTCGTATTGGATAACAGGCATTCAACCGTGCTTACCAAATACAACCTATCACTTTAATAAAAACACGGAAGGTGGTTGTTTTTATGATAAAAAGAAGAATGTAATCGGTATTGCCGGATTTGAGTATACAGTTAAAACGCCAGTGAAATGTGCGTATTACTGTGTCAATTTTTCAAAATCGGCAGTGCCCTATGGCTCGCCAGTCATTGCAACAGTGAGTGAACCTGCCACCTACTCCCCCTACCGTGAGCAGCTCCTCACGCTCCCCACTCCCACTGGTCTCCCCGGCATCCCTGTCACCTCTGGCGGCACCTACACTGACCAAAGCGGCCAGCAGTGGGTGTGCGACGAGGTGGACTTAGAAAGGGGGATACGGGTGCAGAGGGTGGATAAAGCGGCTTTCGACAGCACCAAGCCGTTGGCTGAGCAGAATGCAATACTCGCCACCCCCATCGAAACCCCACTCACCCCTGCCGAAATCGCCGCCTACAAGGCCCTCACCACTTACGGCCCTGACACGGTGGTGCAGGCTGGTGACGGTGCGGGGTTGAAACTGGACTATCAAAGAGACGTTAACATCGTTATCAAAAATCTTGAGGACGCAGTAGCGTCCATGACAACGACCTAAAGGAGGACTGACTATGGCTGTCAAATCCAAAGCCAGGCACGACCTGACCCTGCGCTCCATCAAGCGGGAAATCGCCGTTGGCCACGATGTGGCCTATTGGCTGGATAAGGCGTATACCCATCTGGACAACGGCCTTTTGACCGAGGACGACATCGCGGAGGTGGAGCAACTGGCGCAGGCGTACTACGATGCGCTGGACGCATAGGACAAGGCAGACGCTGAGGAAATCACACTGTAAGGAGGATATCATGGCAAGCACTACATACGAGCATTTTGTTGACACCAACAAAATGTACGCCGCACAAGAGCAATTTCGTGAGGTCACGAAAATGGTGACAAAACGTCACCGGTTTGCCGTGCTTGGCAATATGGTTCGCAACGCCGGACAGCTGCCGCAGCCTTTCTGGCTCGGTGCTGCCTGTGGCGGCGGCTCGTGTAGTGCTGCCAGCTGCGCTGCAAGGACTTGACCGACAGCAGATGACCGCCGCCATCAAAAGCGCACCGCTTGGGAGGGTAGACCGTAAGATAGCTCTTTTGCGGTACGTTGAGCGGCTTCCGCTGCCGGACATTGCAGCACAAACACATTATAGCCGGACGGCGATTGGCTACCGGCTAAAAAGCATTGACAAAATGCTGGATGTGTTGTAAAATAATACCAACAAAATCCACCCGGCCTCTCGAAGAAGCGCATTAGGGTGGATATCTGAACCCGTCAAGCCTCTCAACGATGCGTATCATGGCGGGTCTTTTAAGACGATGCAGTCTCTCGCCCGCCTACTTGCAGTGCGTACCATGCGGGAGACGTAATTTTGCCACTTCGGTGGCATAATAAACCCCCGATGTTCCGTTTGGAGCATCGGGGGTTTCTTTATGCCAGTGCCAGCGCCTCCTTTATCGTCTTGCAGCGGCAGGACACACTGTGCATGAACCGGCTCGCTTCTTCGTAGGTGACAAAGCGAACGGTGGCGTCTGCACCGAGTTCACCTTTTTCCCGCAGGGCCACAGAGTATACCCTGCCTTCGGGGAAGTCACTGTTGACTATTGGCTTCCTGTTCGGCATCATCGGAGACGGAATGGAGGTGAGCTCTCCGCTGAGGCTGGTGCAAAATTCGTCGTAATGGCTCATGCCATCTTCCGTGATGAGATAGGGTTTTTTAATTTTATCCATAATGTAAACCTTCCTTTCGGTTATATATAGCCCACGGATTTCATCCGGTTAAAGCTATAGCATATTATAATAATCAGCCAGCTTTTTGTTTCCCTTGCTGTGATTAAAGTATAGCACTATTTACAGTGTATGTAAATAGGCATTTTCGACAATGTTTATAGTGCCATCTTGTGCACATTTGGAATTGTAAACAGTGCTGTTTTTTGCTATACTAAGGCAAATGAAACGGGAGGTATTTTTATGATTTCTGAAAAGAAAAAGGCATCCAATGCCAAATGGGACAAAGAAAATATGACAAGCTTGGCCTGCCGCGTAAAAAAGGACTACGCGGAAAAGTTTAAGGCAGCGTGTGCAGAGGCCGAGACGACCCCAAATGCCGTATTAAAGCAGGCAGTCGAAGAATTTTTGCAGGCGCATACAAAATAACAGCTCAACCCCAAGCGCTCATGCGGATTTTTCCGTGTGGGCGCTTTTCTTTTTTGTCCTTCGTTGTACATTCGTTGTCTCTCCCGCCGGGCGGCTCTGCTACACTGGGCGCAAAGGAGGGTGAGCGCCATGTGGCACAAGTTCAACCCGAACCCACACGGGAGCAGCGTCGGAGACTGTGCTGTGCGGGCGGTAGCAGCGGCCACCGGCCAGAGCTGGGAGCAAGCGTATATTGCGCTTGCGCTCACTGGTTACGCCCTCGGCGACATGCCCAGTGCCAACCGCACATGGGGAGTATACCTCCAAAAGCGGGGTTACAAGCGCCGCATGGTAGAAGCAGACTGCACCACCTGTTACACCGTGGCAGATTTTGCCCGGGAGTACCCGCGCGGCGTGTATGTACTGGGCTGCTCTGGCCACGTCCTGACCGTCATCGACGGCAAGTGGTGGGACAGCTGGGACAGTGGCGCAGAATGCCCGATTTACTACTGGTATAAGGAGGAGTAAACGATGCCTTACAATCCGTATGCGTATCAGATGCCGACATACTACGGCCAGCCAATGCCGGACAACCTCACTCAACTCAGGCAGGGAGTGGGCTATCAGTCTCCCATGATGCAGCAGCCGACAGCACAGACAGCACAGGCTACGCCCTCCATCATCTGGGTGCAGGGAGAAGAGGGCGCAAAAGCCTATATGGTCGCCGCAGGCAACAGCGTACTACTGATGGACAGCGAAAACAGCGCTTTTTATATCAAAAGCACCGATGCAAGCGGTATGCCGCTTCCTCTCCGGGTGTTTGACTACAAGGAGCGCACCACGGCGACAAAAATGCCCCCTCAGACGGCGCAGCAGCCCGGCGGGGAGTTTGTCACCCGAGCAGAGTTTGACGCTCTGGCAGCCCGCTGTGCGGCGCTCGAGAAGCAAGAGCCTGCAAAACCTGAAACGGAGGTCAAATAAGTATGGCAAACCCTCTTTTTAACGCACTGGGCGGCGGTATGCCCGCCATGCCAAACCCTATGGGTCAGTTCGGGCAGATGATGCAGCAGTTCCAGCAGTTCCGTGCAAACTTTCAAGGCGACCCGAAAGCAGAGGTGCAAAAGCTGCTGCAATCCGGCAAAATGTCACAAAACCAGCTGAACCAGCTGCAGGCGATGGCGCAGCAGTTTCAGCAGTTCCTCCATTAAGTCGTAACCGTGGCCACGGTTCAAGCATAAAAATCATTCAAAACACACGAAAGGAGTACAAAAATGTCTCTTTCTTCCGATTCTGCGGTTCTGACCATGCCTGTTCAGCCAGCAAACACCAATGGCGGCAACGGCTTTGGCTTTGGCAATGATGGCGCATGGTGGATCATCATCCTGTTCCTGTTCGCCTTCTGCGGCGGCTGGGGCGGCAACTGGGGAGGCAATGGCAACACCGGTGCCGGTGTCGTTGACGGCTACGTCCTGACCTCCGATTTTGCCAACATCGAGCGCAAGATGGATGGTATCAACAACGGCATGTGTGATGGCTTCTACCAGCAGGCGCAGCTTGTCAACGGCGTGCAGCAGACCGTGAACAACGGCTTTATGTCCGCAGAGATCAGCCGCGCAAACCAGCAGGCGGCGTTCATGCAGCAGCTGTTTGCCATGCAGATGCAGCAGCAGGAGTGCTGCTGCGAGAACCGCTCTGCCATTCAGGGCGTCAACTACAATCTGGCCACCCAGTCCTGCGAGACCCGGAACACGGTGCAGAACACCACCCGGGACATCATCGACAACCAGAACCAGAACGCCCGCGCCATCCTTGACGCCCTGACCGCACAGCGCATCGAGGCAAAGGACGCAAAGATCGCCGAGCAGGGGCAGCAGCTGTTCGCAGCACAGCTGGCGGCATCTCAGGCAGCCCAGAACGAAACGCTCAAGGCCTACATGAGCGGTCAGCTGGCCTACTACAATCCGCGCCCCGTGCCCGCATTCCAGGTACCCGCACCCTACCAGTACGGTAACTGCGGCAACGGTTGCGGCTGCAACGGTTGCGGCTAACCGAATAACGGCAACTGACTGCAAATTGTAGTCTGTTCAGCCCCTGAGCTGATTTTGCAAACCAGAGCGCCGGGGCAGTAGTCCCGGCGCTTTTCTATGAAAGGAGCCGATAAAATGGCTGAATTTAGCAACTCCAACACCGTCACTGTGGCGGCTGGTGAAAACCTCCCCCTGACCGAGACCGCAGTGAAAGCCCCCGCCTGCATCATGCACCGTGAGGGCAGCGGTCTCGTGACCCTGCGCGGTCTGACCAATCAATGCAAGGCGCGCTTCAAGGTAAGCTTTGGCGGCAATGTCGCCATTCCCACCGGCGGCACCGTGGGGCCAGTTTCCGTGGCGCTGGCTGTCGGCGGTGAGTCGCTGACCAGTGCGACAGCCATTGTCACCCCGGCGGCAGTCGAAAATTACTTCAATGTTTTCGTGGCCGCGTTCATCGAGGTGCCGCGCGGCTGCTGCGTAACCGTGGCGGTTAAAAACACCAGTACGCAGGCAGTCAGCATTGCAAACAGCAATTTGATCGTTGAGCGGGTAGCATAAGAAAGGAGATAAAGTCATGCTGGATAAACTGAATCATCTGAAGGATGAGATGTGCGACGAGCTCATGGAGCTGACCGACAAAAAGAACCGTTCCCCGGGTGATATCGAGATGATCGGCGAGATCGTGGATATCATTCTGGACATCCACCGCATCGAGGACTACTGCGAGGGCGGCGAGTACAGCCGTGCGGGCGAGTGGGAAGCTGACATGCGCGGGACCTTTGGCCATGATGCCGGAAACGGTTACAACCGGGGCAGCAGCTACGCCAACCGAGGCCGTCACTATGTGCGCGGGCACTACTCCCGCACGGATGGCCGTGAGCGCATGATCTCTGACATTGAGGAAATGATGCAGGACGCCACCGGCGCAGAGCGTGACGCCTACAAGCGGGCAGCTGACATCTTGCGCAATGCATAAGAAAGGGGGGCGGCAGGTATGGATATTGACGAGATCAATGAGCACATCCGCAAGCTCAAGTGCGAGGAAACCAGCTGGCAGAGTGTCAACAAACTTGCCGCCCTCTGCACTGTGCGGGACGAGCTGGAAGAAAAGCAGGCACCTGAAACGCAGGCCCAATCGCCGCCTCCCACGTCGTACCCTGCGGCATACTCCACAAAAGCAAATCCGCAAAGCGAGTTCGTGGAAGCGGCCAGCGCCGCGCCCTTTGGAGGCTTGATGGAAGTGCTTGATGAGCACATGAGCGCCATAAAGCTTGCATACCCGAAAGAGTATGAGCTGGTCATGCGGAAGATTTCTGACGTGATAAGAAACCAACAAGCGACCAACTTATAAAAATAAATCGTTATATCGAATAAATATATTGATTTGTAATCAGTGGGTTGCAGGTTCAACTCCTGTCACCAGCTCCAAAAAATA